GAAGATGACGGTAATAATACTTCAATTGGTTGGTATTTAGAACAGTATCAAACACCATCAACACCGTTTGTGGTTTCAGAACTAAGAGGTACTAAAGTAGATAGGTTATTTAGGTTTATCTTAATATCTGATGGTAACGCGGCTAATAATTTAGTAAAAGTATCATTGGCAAATATGTCATTCTCAAATAACACATTTGATATAATCGTTCGTGATTATTTTGATACAGATGCAAATCCGGTAGTTTTAGAAAAATTCACAAACTGTACTATGAGTCCAGGTGAGAATGGTTACGTGGCTAAGAAAGTTGGTACTTCTAACGGTGAGTTTGAACTTAAGTCAAGATTTATAATGTTAGATATGGATGAAGACGCACCTGTAGATGCACTACCATGTGGATTTGAAGGTTATGTGATGAGAGAATACTCAGGGGCAAGGAGTCCTTTTGTTGAATTTAAAACAAAATATAACACACCAGGTGAAGTTATTTATAACCCACCATTCGGTACAACCGCAGGAAGTAGTAACGCTACGAGAAGTTCAGGTGATAAAGTGAGAAAAACTTATTTAGGTATTTCTAATACTGTTGGAATTGACCCAGACTTCTTTAACTATGGTGGTAAACAAAACCCATCTAACTTAGGAACAGCAACTGAAAGTAGTGATTGGTCTTACCTCACAAAAGGTTTCCATATGGATTCAGGAGCAACTGTTGTTACAATTTCTGGTCAATATATTAGTTCAGGTACGTCATCGTTTGATGTCGGTGTCGCGGATTTCACAAGTGAACCAACATCCCAAACTAATCCTTACTATAAATTAAATGCTCGTAAATTCACTTTATTAGCTAAAGGTGGTTTTGACGGATGGGATGTTTACAGAGAATTCCGTTCTAATCAAGACTCGTTTAGATTAGGTGGTACAGGTTACTTATTAGGTTCAACACCTTCACCTACATTCCCAACTGCAACAGGATGGGGACAGTTTAAACAAATTACAGTAGGTGAAGATTCAACTGATTGGGCAAATACTGATTACTACGCTTACTTAATGGGTCAGAAAACTTTTGAAAACCCTGAAGCGGTAAACATTAATATTTTTGCAACACCAGGTATTGATTATTACAACCATTCTAACTTAGTTGAGGATGCGATTGATATGATTGAAACAGACAGAGCAGATTCTATCTACATCTGTACAACACCTGATTACAATATGTTTGTACCTAACACATCGTCATTTGATACGGACTTTATATATCCTGATGAAGCGGTTGACAATTTAGAGGAATCGGATATTGACTCTAACTACACTGCAACTTATTACCCATGGATTTTAACAAGAGATGGTGTAAATAACACACAAGTTTATATTCCACCAACATCTGAGGTTATTAAAAACTTGGCGTTAACGGATAATGTGGCTTTCCCTTGGTTCGCAACAGCGGGTTATACAAGAGGTTTAGTTAATTCTGTTAAAGCACGTAAGAAGTTGACACAAGAAGATAGAGATACACTATACCAAGGTAGATTAAACCCAATTGCAACCTTCTCTGATGTCGGTACCGTAATTTGGGGTAATAAAACTCTACAACTTAGAGAATCTGCACTTGATAGAATTAACGTAAGAAGATTATTGTTACAAGCACGTAAATTGATTTCTGCGGTGGCGGTAAGATTATTATTCGAACAGAATGATGACCAAGTAAGACAAGACTTCTTAGATGCGGTTAATCCAATCTTAGACTCAATTAGAAGAGATAGAGGTCTTATTGACTTCCGTGTGGTTGTAGAAAACACACCTGAAGATTTGGATAATAACACGTTAACGGGTAAGATTTATCTTAAACCAACGAGAGCACTTGAATTCATCGATATTGAATTCTTGATAACACCAACAGGAGCATCTTTCGAAGATATCTAATTCGGTATATTTATATTAATATGGGGACTACATAGTGGTCCCCATTAGCCTTAATTAAACGTTTAAATAAATTAAAGAAATGGAATTTAAAAAGCACATGTTAACAGAACACCTCAATGTGAAAGATAATGGGGTTAAGACTTTTTCAGAAAAACCACAAAATGTAATTATATCTGAAGAGCAACTTGAAAGACTAATCGAAAAATTAAACAACAAGAAATGATATTTCGTAAAATATTAAAAGAGTACATCGAAGAAAAAGAACTCAAAGAGGGTTTTGACGATGTCGGTAACCCTAATTTAAAGTATTATGCTTTTGATTGGGACGACAACATACTTTATATGCCAACACAAATTATTGTGTTGAATGATGAAGGTAAAGAAATTGGTATGTCTACTGAAGATTTTGCAGAATATAGAGGAATATTGGGTAAAGAACCTTTTAACTATAACGGTGAAACAATTGTTGGTTACGCTGAAGACCCGTATAGAAACTTTACCGTAAAGGGTGATTCACAATTTATAGTTGATTCTATGGTTGCTGATGTTGGCCCATCATGGGAAGATTTTGTTGAGGCGGTAAATGGGGGGTCTATATTCTCAATTATCACCGCACGTGGACACACACCCTCAGTATTAAGAGATGCGGTCTATAATATGATTATGACGAACCACAAGGGTATAAGTAAGGAAGAGTTAATATCTAATCTTAAAAGATTTCGTGAATTTACTGGTGAAGAAGAAATGAATAGTGAAGATATGATTGAAAAATACTTAGATATGTTGAAGTTCCACCCTGTGACATATGGTGAAGGTAGTGCTGCGAATCCTGAGGAGGGTAAGATAAAGGCGTTAAGAGGATTTATCTCATATGTAAAAGAAATGTCATCAAAACTTAATCAAAGAGCTTTTTTCAAAAATGATGTAAAAAATAACTTTGTACCAATGATTGGATTTTCAGATGATGACCCAGGAAATATTGATTCTATTAAAGATTTTCTAGATAAAGAATATAAAGATGAAAAACCAGTTAAAACTTATTTAACTAAAGGAGGAGATAAAATAGAAGTATAAAATTTTCTAGATATTTTTATATATTATGGAGAATTAAGATTAAAAGTAAATAGAAAAAATTTTAAGACTTCAACTATTTATAAGTAATAAACTAAAAAACAATTAAAATTAAAATACAATGGCTGATTTATTAATGAAAATGCCGGTACCTTACGAACCAAAAAGAAAGAACAGGTTTATAATGACTTTCGATTCGTCGTTAGGTATCAACTCTTGGTACGTAGAGTCAACTTCACGTCCACAAGTATCAATTAACCCTGTTGAGGTTCCTTTTTTAAATACTTCAACATATGTGGCAGGTAGGTTCACATGGAGTACACTTAATGTGACATTCCGTGACCCAATCGGTCCTTCTGCTTCACAAGCATTAATGGAGTGGGTTCGTTTACACGCAGAATCTGTAACTGGTCGTATGGGATACGCAGCAGGATATAAAAAGAATATCAACTTAGAAATGTTAGACCCAACAGGTGTAGCTGTCGAAAAGTGGATATTACAAGGAACATTCTTAACTGATGTGAACTTTGATTCGTTAGGTTACTCTGACGATGGTATTGCAACTATTACAGCGACATTACGTCCTGATAGATGTGTTTTAGTTTATTAAGAAATACTATTTACGTTAAAATCAGTTCAACTATAATTAAACCATAGAAGGGAAACTTTCTATGGTTTTTTAATTTACAAAATATGGATACATCGGCACAATACGGACAACAAGATTTTAACCTACCACATGACGTGGTTGAGTTACCCTCTAAAGGTAAATTTTATGCAAATGGTAAATCATCAATTAAAGTTGGTTATTTAACTGCTGCGGATGAGAACTCATTGTTAGGGCAACGAAATCCTGAAAATATCATTCAAAATTTGTTAAGAGCCAAAATATATGAACCAAACATGGACATTAGTGGATTGTTGGATTGTGATGTTGAAGCAATACTTATTTTTTTAAGAAACACGTCATTTGGTTCAAAATATACATTTACTCTAAGAGACCCAAAAACACTAAAAGAATTTGAAACGTCTACTACATTAGATGAGTTAAGTATTAAAAAGCCGACAATAGAACCAGACGCAAAAGGTCTATTTGAATTTAAATTACCTAAATCAGGTAAAAATGTGAAATGTCGACTATTAACTATTGGAGACACTCAAGAAATTTCTAAACTCGAAGATTCATATCCTGAAGGGGTTATAGTTCCAACAGTTACAAAAAGACTTGAGAAAACAATAGTTGAAATTGATGGTATTAATGACAAGGCTCAGATTGCTCAGATAATTCAGTCTTTACCAATCGCAGATTCTAAATACGTTAGAAATACAATGAGAGATGCTGAACCACGTTTAGAGTTAGAAAGAGTATTTACGGCCCCGTCAGGAGAAAAAGTGACTAGCAGAATCACTTTCGGGGCTGAGTTTTTTCGTCCTTTCTTCTGATTATAGGCAAGTTATGCTCGATGAGATTTACTACTCCGTTAAGGAATTAGGTTTCTCATACTCAGACATGCTCAAAATGCCCACTTTTGAACGAAAATATTTTATTAATAAATTTGCTGAAGAAATTGAATCGAGAAAAGAGGCTCAAAGGAAATCAAATAAGTGATATTTATAATAAAAGATTAATATGTTGCAAACATCACCAGGGGATACAGGCGAAGGTAAATCGCTAGGAGGTGCTTACGAAAAATTTAAGGCACAATTTACGTCCTTAACTCAAGAATTACTAAACTTTGATACTCAGGCAAAAAAAGTAATTAGCGAAACTTTTGGCCAAGGAGTTGGTTATGCTGATAAGATTAGACAGTCTTTAGCATTATCGGTAAGTAAAACCGCAGAATTAGGTTACACTACTGAGCAGTATGCAACCCTTCTTTCTTCGGTTTCTACTAGTTTACAAACCAATACAGATTTTACAAGTGAACAATTAAATAACATGATGTTATTTGCCGATGCTGCCGGTATATCGTCAGAAGAGGTAGGTAAATTAGTTGCTGGATTTTCAAATATTGGTGTTGGTACCACGCAATCATTAAAAGATATGCAGGGTTTAACTAAAACCGCTAGAAGTTACGGAGTTAATGTTTCTCAGTATATGGGTGTAATTGCCGAAAACTTACACCTAATGAATTCATTTAAATTTCAAGGTGGGGTACAAGGTTTAGGTAAGATGGTTGCAAAATCACAGGCGTTACGTATTGATTTAAGTACTGTAACAACATTAGCTGAAAAATTCTTAGACCCTGCAGGTGCAATTGATGCTGCAGCAAGTTTACAAATGATGGGTGGTCAGTTAGCTCAACTGGGTGATGGGTTTAACTTAATGAACCTTGCTCAAAATGATGTGGAAGGACTATTCGATTCAATAGTTGAGGCTACCTCGGCTTCTGTATCGTTTAATGAACAAAGCGGTAGTTTTGAATTGAGTGCTTTAGAAATGAGAAGATTAAGGGCAACAGCAAAAGAACTTGGAGTTGACTATAATAAACTTACTAAGGGTGCAATTAATTATGCTGAGAGACAAGAAAAGATTTCACAACTCGATTTTATGGGTGGTATTTCTGAAGAAGACAAAGAATTTTTTGCTAGTGTTGGTCAGCTTGATAAGGGTGAACTTAAGTTCAATGTAAAACGTGAGGAAGACGGTAAAATGGTCGACAAGTTAGTGGAACTTGATGAATTAACTGCTACCGATAGAGAACGTTTTGAAAAAATGCAACTTGACTCAAATCTAACTGATAGAGATATTGCTATTGAACAAAGAGACATTTTAAAGAAACTATATGATGCGGCAACAGAGACAGGGAGAAGGGTAACTGGTGAAGTTGCGTCAAAAGCGACAACTAGAGGTACCGATGGATTACTCGATGATAATAGCGTCTACTCAAGTTTAGAAAACAGTATAAATAATTTAAGTGAGAACATAACAAGTAATTTAGATAAAGTTTTAACTTCAGAATATTTAAAAACAGCAAATGAAACTATTATTAATACTGCAAGTGTTATGATTGATACGTTTGATACTTCTAGTACTTCCCTCATTAAAGAGATAAGGGATATGGTTAAAGATGTTTTTGGAATTAACGACGGTGTTGTTCAAGACGGTAATATTATAACTACTCATCCTGATGATTATTTAATTGCAACTAAAGACCCCGCAGGTATGGTTGATAATATATTGAGTGGATTACTTCCAAAAGAAATTGGTTCAACATTACAAGATAATAACAGTCCTCCGGTATCACCAAAGATTAGTTTTGAGGATTTACAGATTACACATTCAGGTAGTATTAAATTAGAAGGGGATGGTAGGTTTATTACTTTAGACACATTAGCCAGTAATCCACAGATGTTAGCTAACCTAACAAATATGATAAAAAGAAAAATGTCAGATGAAACGATGGGTTATTCTAACGCGTAAAATAATCATTTCGTCTATTTATATAGTAAACTAAAATAGATGCCAAGTCCATTATCATTTAATTCTACAGAAAACTTCAGAAAAAAACTGTTGGTCAAAAACTTACCACCTTTTAATAGTGATGGTTTTGCCCCTTCTACAAATCCTGGACAGTCTGAATTAATACTTTCAAACTACGCAGTTGTTGATAGTGCCGAGGTTGAGGATATTGGTGATGTTGAAGAAGTAAAATTATTTTTACAGAATCAATATGGACCAGCAGGTGGATATGATAATAGATATAGTGTACAAGATGTACAACAGTTAATCACTGATAGGGACACTTATTTTAAGTTTGTTTCATCAACATATACAAGTGCTGATATACTATTTAATAAAGACCCACAGGGAACTAATGGTTCGTTAACACAAGATTCTGCAATGATTCAGATTGGTGCAAAATCATTGAAAGATGAATTTCAGTACCGTGTTGATGAGGAGATTAGGCAGGAGACATTAGGTCGAGCAAACTTCCTTAACGCCTTAAAAGACCCTTTCATTGCCGCAGATATTTTAACAGGACGACAAGAGTTAATAGAGCCTGATTGGGTAATATCCTCACCAACAAACATAGTTGGGAAGGGATTAGATTTTATAAGTAGAATTACTGGTGTTTATGTTCCTTTTTCATGGATACCTGGTGATTATTTTGGTGGTAAAAAAGTATACTCAAACATTGTTGTAAACAAAATTTCTAATTTATTTGGTGGTGGTAAACTGCTACCTGAGAGAAAAAGTGGTTCTGATATATTCCTAAATAATACTGGTGGTGGTCAGACATCAACAATGTTTAAATCACTTGAGTATAATAGATTTAGACCTGACTATAAAGCAAACTTTATTTCTGACCTTAATTTAAGAGCACCTAACGGTAACTACTATGTCGGTAAACGAACTCAGGACCCTAACGATATAATTTCTCCACCTGATGAGTTACCTGTTAATATGGATGGTGAGAGAGTTCAAACGGCAGTTAGAGGTTATGGAGAATTGGCTAAACTATATGAGGGTGAACAAAATTTTAAATTTGGATTAAATACAGTTGAGCCAGGGGATAACCCCGATATCCAAGGAGGTTTCACATGGGTATCACCAAAAAGCAGTGGGGCTGCGGGTAAAAAAGTTGGTGTGGGTGGTGACATCAAGTCAGGAGATGCTGGATTTGGACCTATTAGTTCACAATTTACATCATCATCTTCAAGTAGTTATAAATTAACTGAAGGGTCAATACTTGATGACACACAGAGATTAGTTGAT